GGATAAATCCCCTGAATTTTTACAATCCCTTAAAGATGCTAAAAAACCCGTTAAATATAGCTAAAAGTATTGATTTTCAATATTTATAACAAAATACCTTAATGGCTGAAAAGGACGACATAATATTAAAAATTAAAGAAAAAATTGCTAAACTGGATAAAGATTTAGCTAAGTCATATAAAGAACAATTAAAAGCTCTTAATGATAACAATGTTGCTCTTGACGCATATAAAGTCCTTCTTGGAGATATCAACGTTAGAGTTGAAGACCAATTGCAAGGTTTTGCAGGTTTATTAAAGGAAATTGAAGGTATTAATGATGAATTAAGTATTCAAAATAAATTCTATAAAGATGCAACTAAAGCTCTTAGAGGATTAGAATCTGTAGCTTCAAAACTTAAAAATGACCAAAAAGGTTATACTGATTTAAATAAAACTCAACTAAAACAAGAACAATCTAAACTTAAAATACTTCATGAACAAGCAAAATCAGCGGCTGAAGCTATTAAAAAAAGAGGAGCTCAAAACGATGAAGAAAGGGCAATTTTAGAGGGTTATAAAGATGAATTTGAGATATTTAAACGAACAAATCAACTTCTTGAAGAACGAATTAAAGAAGAAAAAAAGCTTGAACGTAGGTTAGGAGCAACAGGCGCTATACTTTCAGGAATGAGTAAAATCCCTATAGTAGGTCCTTTACTTAAAACCAATGAAGCTTTAGATGCTGCTAGAACAAAAGCAAAAGCTGGAGGTAATGCCTTTCAAGCAATGGGGGCAGCTGCTAAAAGTATAGGCAGTAATTTATTAACTAGTTTATCAGACCCTTTAGTTTCAATTGGATTGCTAGTAAAAGCATTTCAAATGCTATTAGAATTAGGATTTAAACTTGATAAACAAGTTGTAGGTTTACAAAAAGCATTTTATTCTTCTAGGGTAGAAGCTGAATTACTCCAAGAAAGGTTTCAAGAAAATGTTGATACTAATAACGTATTAGTTAAAGGTTTAAATAGTGCTTTACTCTCTAGAGAAAATCAAACTGAAGCTGCTATACAATTAAGTAATGCTATGGGAGCTGTAGGTCGATTAACTGATCAAGAAATCCAATCCCAAATTAAGCTTACTAAACAAATGGGTCTTTCTGTTGAAGAAGGTCAAGCTTTATATGTTTTAGGAAAACAAAATAAAATGACTTCATCTGAAGTTGTAGATGAAATAACAAAACAAGTAAAAGCTAATCAAAAACAAACAGGAGTATTACTTGATACTAAAAAAATAACCCAAGATGTATCAAAAATAAATGGCCAATTACGTTTACAGTATGGAAATAATGTAAAACAATTAACAGCAGCTGTAATTCAATCAAATAAACTAGGATTTTCTTTAGAAAAGTCTAAACAAATAGCTGAACAACTCCTTAACTTTGAAGAATCCATTGAAAATGAGCTATCAGCAGAATTATTAATTGGTAGAGATCTTAACCTAGAACAAGCCCGTTTACTTGCCTTAAATGGTAAATCTGCAGAAGCAACTGCTTTAATTGCAGAACAAATGGGTGGTTCAGCGGGTTTTGCAGCTATGAATGTCATTCAACAAGAATCGTTAGCTAAAGCTCTAGGTATGAGTGCAGATGAATTAGCAAATTCTCTCCTTCATCAAGAAAATTTAAGCAATTTAAAAAACTCAGATAAAAAACTATTAGAAAATGAAATAGCTAGACTTAAAGAAAGAGGAGAACTAGAAAAAGCTCAACAACTTGAAAGAGCAGCTGCTAATGGTGCTAACATTCAATCAGCTATAGAAGCTATAAGCAAACAAGATGAATTTAATGAAAATGTTAAAAAAATAAAAGAAATTATTGAAGGAATAGTTTCAGGCCCTGCTTTTATGCTTGCTGGATGGATTGCAGATATGATTAAAAGTTCAGAAACTTTACGAGCTGCATTAACTGGTGTGGCAATTGTTGTAGGAGGGGCTTTGCTTGTTTCTTTAACTAAAGCTATAATTTCTATGGGGGCGTTAGTAGGAGAAACCATTGCATATGTCATGGCTTGGGCCGTAGCTAACCCAATTGCTGCTGCTGCTGGAACTATTACTGCTATTGGAATTGGAGCATTAATTGCTAGTGAAGTAAGTTCTGCTAGAGAAAAAGAAAAAGAAAAAGCTACAAGTGCAGCTAAAACAAATTTTGCTACTGGTGGGGTTGTTATGAGCCGAATAGATAATGCAACTATTGGTGAAAGGGGTCCTGAAGCTATTGTCCCATTAAGTTCACCATATGCAAGACAGATGATGGGCGGAGGTGGTCCTATTCAAGTAACTGTTTATGGACAGATTGATAAACAAACGTTATTTACTTTTATGGCTGAAGGTGAAAGAACAAACTCTAATAATTTAGGTAGTGCTCGACAAGAAGCAAATAGACTTCCACAATAACATAATATTTATAATAAAAACTAATAATCATGGGAATTAAACAAAAATTAGAAACAGTAGGATCTAAATTTACCTACCCAGCAGCTGGATCTACACCAGTTCCATACCCTGCTTCATATGTACCCCCTACAAATCCACTTGCTACACAGCAATCAAAATTACATGCGGATGCTGCTGGTGCTCCGGGATATTCATTAAATGGTAATGATGCTAACGGTATTAGTGCTCTTTATAACCAATATAAAGACGGAATTTCTAATGTTATTCCATTATACCCTAATGGATCTAGTTTAGATTTAAACGGAGGTATTCCACCATTACAAACATCTCCTGTTCAAATAGGACAAACAGGACCACAAGCTTTACCTTATATTAACAACCAACCAAACTAATTTAAGGAATGCCGATTAACCAATTTACTCCTGGGATAAGTGTAACTGATAGCTCAGATACTGTTTTTAATTCAGGGTTAAAGAATAAACTTTCAACTCAAGGGTCTAAGTTTACTTATACTGCTGAAGGAAGCATTCCATTACCTTATCCTATTGATTATGTTCCACCGGTTAATCCATTAGCTACTAATAATTCAAATTTACATTACGATAAAAAATTTGATACTGAAGGATGGTCCACTAAAGGATATCAATCTCCTAATTTTGCTAAAACAGTTCAAGATTATAACGCATATAAAGATGGAATAACTAATTATTTACCTAACCCATCTAGTTTAGAAATTGAAGATCCTATTGGAGCTGATGCAAAATATAAATTAAAATATAACTACACAAATGGTGGGTATATAGCAGTAGCTCAAACGTTAATTTAATAAAATAATATGGGACTCGCCCAACTTTTAACGGACCCTGGAAATTTTGTTTTCTATAGTGGGAAGCAAATTGGTTTTATACAACCTAATTCTGCTATAAACCCAAGAAATATTCCTTTTGGACATGATAGACCTAATGGAGGTAGTAGCAATCAACCATATGTTAAAATAGGATACCCTGACCAACCAGAAATTGATATAAACAATATTAATTTAGCAGGACAAACAGTTAATTCAACCCCCCTCCCAGGAGTACCAGGAGCTACTCAAGGTTTTTCTACAAGTCAAGGTAGCCCACTTGCTAATTCTATTAGATATAATTCTCAAAATTGGGGACCTGATTTTTTAAATAGAGGAAATCTTTATGGATATCTACGAGCTTCAGATGATATTAAAAGATTAACTAGATATTTTATTGATGATAGAAGCCCAAATGCACTTTTATTTATAGCAAAACAAAATTTATTATCTAGAACAGGTGTAAAAACAGAAGCTACTTATGGCCCTGCATATGCTGGAGGAGCTTTAAATGATGGTATCTATTTACCTACTTCTACAATAGCACAAGCTGGAGTTTCGTTAATTGGAGGGCATTTACTTAAACAAGGCATTGATCCTGTAGGGGCAATTCCTGGTGTATCTGTTAACTCATATCAAGAAACTATAGCTAACACTCAGTTGTCTTTTAGTTTATTACCTAATAGAATCAGCAATAACAGATTAGTAACTTTAACTACTGCTATATCAAGTAATAAACCATCACTACTAAAACCCCCAGTAAAAAATTATAATATAAACACCCCAGGAGATGATACTATATTATCTTATGGAGGAGGACCTGGTTCTGTTTTTGGGGTAGGAAAAACAAATGTTAAGTTTGCTACAACTAATGCAGGAGTTCCTATAAAAACATTAGCAAATTTTGGCTATAATAAAAATAATCCTATTACTTCAAATTACAAAACATGGGATTATAGCCTTATAAGTAATTTTAAACCACCAACAGATTTATCTGATATAACCCCTGATTTTAGATCATATTTAGAACCTACTTCATATCCACAATCTTCATTTTTAAGTACACCCCCAGATTATGTTACAAAAAATGTAGAAACCAACTTTAACCTTTCAGGAAAAGAAAAAGTAAGTGCAGGTAGTAAACTTAGAAACAGATCAAACTATACATCAGGGTCTACTATTAACGGACAATCATCTGCATTGGATAGAGTTACAACATATCCTATATATAAAAGTTCTACTTCAAAAGGTTCACGTTATTATTCTGAACCTGAATTAAAAGATATCATACCTTTTAACATAGCAATATTAAATAATGATATTCAAGGAAATGACACATTTAAAAAATACATACATTTTAGAGCATTTATAGACTCATTCTCAGATTCATACAAAGCAGATTGGAAAGCCATAGAATATATGGGTAGAGCTGAAAAGTTTTACAAATATGGAGGGTTTGATAGAGGAATATCTATGGCATTTACTGTTGTAGCCCAATCTAAAAATGAAATAAATGCTATGTACCAAAAGCTAAACTTTTTAGCTTCTTCTTTAGCCCCTGAATATTTAGATAGCCTCACCTCAGGATATATGACAGGTAATATAGCATATTTAACTTTAGGAGGATACCTTTATGAACAACCTGGAATTATTACTTCACTAACATATGATATCCCTGAAGAATCACCTTGGGAAATAGGAATGGATTCTTTTGGAAATGATACCCAAGCAAAACCAGAAGGAAGATACTCAACACGTCAATTACCTCACATAATACGAGTAAGTGGATTTAATTTTATTCCAATCCACAAATTTAGACCAGAAAAACAAAGTTTCCTAAACGATTTTACCCCAGAAGGAAAAGGCAAAGCAAATAGTACACTTTTAGCAGTCCCTGGAAATCAACAATTTATTGATCAAAGACGACCTTTAGGAGTAACACTTGATGAATTTGGTAATGATATAACTCAAAAAATTGGTGATGACTTGGGACTTAGTGTTCCATATTTTGATAACACTTTAACATAAAAATAAAGTTATGGCACGATACGATAAAGTTTCTTATTTTTATACACAAGAAGATTCAAGAAGAAGATTTATAAATGTTAAATATCCTTCAATCCCCCTTGGAGTAGATGATGTTTATGCGTATGCTGCACAAGGTGATAGATATGATGTTATAGCTTCTGAATATTATTCAAATGCTTCATTATGGTGGGTAATAAGTAGAGCTAACCCATCCCAACCTTCGGATTCTTTATATCCAATAGCGGGGACCCAAATTCGTATACCATCACCAACACGAGTTCCACTTATTGTAAATCAATATGAAACAATAAACGGTATATTATAAAGTTATGGCAAATGTAGTAGGAGAAACTTTAAGATCATATGTTATTGGTCAAATTAATGCTAGACAAACTCTTCATGGTAGTGGTGTTTTTAAACCTTCCCCGGGTTCTAATGTTATTTCTGATTCTAATCTATCAAGCATTTTAGAAAATTCTTATAGAACAGATAAACAACTTAACATTTTAAATTCTAATACATCTTGGATAAAATTAGCATCCGGAGTATTTTTAGAAGGCGATGAAGGTTTAAATCGTTTAAAACAAATAGGATTTACAAATGATGAAGCCCAAAATTTAATAGGAGATAATTTAGCTAAAAACTATATTTTATATGCAGGAACTTCAAAATTTCAAGAAAATACGAGAGGAAATGTAAGTTTTGGAAGTGAATTAGTTCAACGTCAAGGATTTTTACAAAATTATAATCCTGATAGTTCTTATATGTACAGTTATACTCCTGTAACTACTAAAGAAGGAAAACAATTTAAAGCAGCTGATTTTGGATATTCCCCTATGCCAGGTATCATAAGTGCTGAAATTAAATCATTAAATAGAGGTTCATTAGAAAAAGCTTTTATTAAAATCAAAGCAAATGATAGAAGACAATTAGATATTCTAGATGTATTATATATGAGATTAGGATATACTGTTTTGCTTGAATGGGGAAATAGCATATATACTAGTACAGGTATTGATAAAAAAAATGTTAGGCAAACTTTAATTGAAAAAAAGTTTTTTCAAGTTGGAAGAAATAGATCATATTTTGATTTTTTAGGATATGGAGGAACTCAATTAATTGAAGAAGAAAGAAACAATTATGATGGAAACTATGATGGGATGTTAGCTGTCATTTCTAACTTTAGTTGGACTTTTAACCCTGATGGAACTTATGACATAGATTTGACTCTTATTAGTATGGGTGATGTTGTAGAATCATTAAAAAGTAATATTTCTATAGATGCCCAATTAAAAAGTTTTATTAGCCTATCCCCCGAACTCCAAACTGATCCTTCAGGATCTATTGATTCACCTATAGAAAAAAACAAAGATTCTAATATTATAACTTCTGCTCTTTGGTTATTTAAAAGATTTGGTCCTAATTTATCTCAACCTGTTAAAATTGAATTAGGGAATGGTACTGAACGAAAAATAGGAAATCTTTTAAAAAACGGCCCTGCAGAAATTTCTACATATAGTAATGTTTATAATTTTTATATTAGAAAAGGAATTCAAGAACAGACCTTTGGGGAATATGGAAAAATTACTAATAAAGGAAAATTTGAACTTGGTTCCCCAGCCTCTCAAACAATTAATTCCTCATTCCCTGATGATGAAGCTGATACACAACTAAAAAACATATATTACCAACAAGCTGAAAAGGGTGATGCTCCTCCAGCAACTCCCCCTGAACCAACAACAATAAGTTCAAACTCCCATGCTATAAAAATAGAACTTATAGATAAATCTTCTGTAGAAGGTTATAATGGGAAAAGAATATTTAGGTCTGATTCATTAGGAACTACTATAGTAGCTAAATGGATAAAAGGTTCTTCAACAGTAACAGGAACTGTAAGCAACCCAATTGATTCAGCACATTACGATGATGCTTGTGTTATAAACAATACTACCCAACAATATTATTTACGATTTGGTTATTTACTTCAATTTTTAACTGAAAAAGTTATACCTCTTATAAAAGGAAGTAGTGATCAACCTCCATTATTTAGTATAGATTATGACACATGGAGTAACCATATGTACTCTTTACCAAATCAAATTTCTTTAGATCCAAGAGTTTGTATAGTAAAAAATTTAAAATTCCAAAAAGCTAGTGGTACAGCTAAAGCTTTTAGTTCTTTAAGGCAATTTAAAGAAGATAATAATAAGAATGCTGCATATCCTATGAACATCTATCTAAATTTTGAATTTATTATTTCAAGTTTAGAAAGTAATACAAATGAAAGAGGAGATGTTAACATATATGGTTTTATATCTTCTATATGTACAGGGTTAAATAAAGCTTTAGGTGGAATTAATAATCTTGAACCTATAATTGACAAAAATGAAAACGTTCTTCGAATTATAGAAGGAACCCCAGTCCCAGGATATTCTAATCCTGAAAGTAGTGAATATGAACTTAACTTATTTGGTTACCAAAAATCAGGCCAAAACAATGGATTAAATGAATACACTTCAAATTTTATTAGAAAAGTCGATTTAAAAACCGCTATTACTCCAGAATATGCTACTATGGTTACTGTAGGAGCTACTGCAAATGGATATGTTAAAGGAACAGAAGCTACAGCATTTTCAAGATGGAATAAAGGTATTATAGATAGATTTAAAGATGAACTTGTTTCACCCAATCCTTCAACAACTGCAAAAGTAGGAGGTAAAGATGAAGCAGAATATAATTATGTAAATGATTTTTTAAAATACCCTACATCATGTTATGGTTACAATGGAGATCTTTTATCCAACCCTGACCCAGGAGATATTGATACCGATATTGTAGAAAGAAATTTATCTATTGTAACAGAGTTTTACAAATATATTATAGCAAAAGCAGGACAAAAAACCCAACAAGCTGGAACTATAGGATTTATTCCATTTAAACTTGGAATAACTATGGATGGCATATCAGGTATTAAAATATATAACAAATTAGAAGTTAATTCTAGATTTTTACCAACAAGATATGGTGAAACATTAAATTTTATAATTACAGGGGTTAGCCATAGATTGCAAGATAATGATTGGGAAACTGTTTTAGAAACTATTGTAATGCCTAAAACAACTGCAATAGATAAACTAGATATTGACATTGCTGCTATTTCAAACCAATCAGCTGTAAGCGGAGGTGGCAGTAATATTTCATCCTGTAGTGGTATTCCTCAAGGTAACGGGATAACATCAGCAGAAAGATCTACTTTAAAATCAAGAAATATTGATTATCTTAATTATAAAAATGTTAAAAATACCGATAAAGATGTCATTGATTTTATTAGAGGAAAAAATGAAGGAGGGTATTTTCATCCAATCCATTATTTTGTTTATACATCTCCTACTGATGTAACTGTAAAAGAAGGTGGATTAGGACCTGGAATTTCTGGAGAAACCCTTTGGGGAGAAGATAGATATGCTGGTGTTGGTAATTCTACCCCTAAGAAACGAGAATTTTGGAGTATAGTAGACAAATATTCTGGATTTGGAGCATTTTCTAAACTTAACTTAGAACATGGAAAAAAATGGGAAGGATGGGGGAAATGGAAAAGCCCAAAAGGATTAATTTACCAAAATTACAAAGTTAACGCTTGGGAATATCAAGACCTTAAAGATCCTGATGTAGCTCCTCATTGGGGAAAAAGAAAAATTAATCAAACTGAATGGAAAAAAGACCTTAAAAGACTTAAAGAACTTAAATATGAAATAGTTAAAGAATCCTTTTATAGTTTATTAAACGGTGAAGAAACAGGATTTAAAAGTTATCCTGAACTTAAAAATCTTATTTTAAGTGATGTAAGGACAAGATATATGTGGTATAGAGCTAGATATAATGGAGGGGGATACTTCCAATCTTATGCTACAAATTTAAAAAAGGTTTGGGATAGTGGAGAAAGAAATATAGATAAATTAATATGTGCTGATTTTACTTATAGATATAATTATAATAGGGGAAAAACATATGAACCTGATGTAAAACGAATGGCCGATTATGTAATTCCTAATAGATAATAAATTTTTATGTATTACCCAAAATCCCAAATAAAACCAAATCTTTTTACTAATGGTAGTACTTACAAACTTTCTTCTACTGAAGAGATATATACTGGGTATTATTATGAAGTATCTAATGGTCAATTATATACTGGGAAAAACCCTCAAGATGGACCTAATATTCTTTTAATCCCTATTGATGATAGATTTTTAAATATTGCTAATGTTGAAGAAAATTCAGGAACATTTTCACAGATAATAACCTTTGAAAATAATAGTTTACAATATACTGCATCTGAAATTAAAGAAAGATACCTCCCCCAATTTAATTTAACAACCCCAACTACCCAAGACCAACAAAACGGACAATTTACAAGATATTTTTGCAAGAAAAATAACGAAATCAAATATCTAGAAACATCTAAAACCACATACACAAAATTATCTACTCAATCACCACAAATAGCCTGGGACTTATACACCCCAGTTTCTTTAACTTGGCAAATTACAGGTAACAAAAATCAAGTGTATGCTTCAAATAAAGCATCTGCTATTGCTATAGAACAAAATTTAAGATGGCCTGGATTTTCTCAATACTTTCAAGACAAATTTTTAAAATATTACGTGGAATCCTAAAAAATTTTTAGTATCTTTAAAGCATGTATTGGCTTATAGAAGATCCTAAACATATAGACATTTTAGCAAGTATAAAACACGAAGTTGCTTATGTTGAAGTAATTCCTACTTCACATAACTTACATCCTGTTGAAAACGAAGTATGTGCTATTTACATTCGTCCAAAAGACGATTTAAAAGGGTATATTATTCCAATAAACCATAGTGAAACAATAAATTCTACAATAGATGATTGTTTAAAAGTATTAAACAGTATAAAATGCATTTACGTAAGGGATAGAAAGGAATTTTTACATTATTTTGCTCTTAAGCATTGCTACCAACCATCACCCTCCCCCCATACGTATATACCTCAACCAACAACAGCTCACAATTATATTTACAACAAATACCCAACAACACAAGATTTAAACACAATAGTACCGATTGTAAAACACTATGAGGTATGTGAAGAAAATTATGCTAACTTTAAGGGTGAAATAAATCCATTTTACAATAAAGCAGCATTGGTGTTTAATCAACTAGAACGAACGGGTATAAAAGTGGACCCTCAATTATTTGAACAGTACTTTGACCAACAAGTAGACGAATTTATATACACGCAATATAACCTAAACACATTAACAACAAGGCCATCAAATGCCTTTAACAATATCAATTTTTCAGCCCTAAATAAAGACAATAATGAAAGAAAATGTTTTATACCCCGCAATCAGAGTTTTATTGAGTTTGACATATCTGCTTATCACCCTACCCTTTTGGCTAGTCTTTGCGGTTACGACTTTGGTAGTGACGACATTCACTTATCTTTTTCTAAAATGTATGGAGTTGATTACGCCAAAGCAAAAGAGATCACGTTTAAACAGCTTTATGGAGGAATATGGAAGGAATACGAGACCTTGGACTTTTTTCGACAAGTAAAAGAATATACAGACGATTTGTGGAAAACATTTAACACAAACGGCTATATTAAATGCCCTATTTCAGACCATAAATTTATGAAAAATGATCTGGAAAACATGAATCCACAAAAGCTTTTAAATTACGTACTACAAAACTTGGAGACCGCAAATAATGTTCTTATATTATATGAGATATTTAAGATTTTGCGAGGAAAAAATACTAAACTCGTATTATATGTGTATGATTCGTTTTTATTTGATTACGATAAGAGCGAACCAGATGTAATGCTTAAAATATTAGGAATATTTAACAAATACAAATTACAAGTAAAAACCAAAAAAGGCACTAATTATGCCAATATAAAATAAAAGTTATGTATAGTACTTTAGAACAACCCCGTCATATGTATGATCAATACGACTATGATTTTACATTTGAAAATTTATTGATGAACAATAGACTGTTTTGTACTTTTACACCATTGAGTGAGTTAGAGGCGTTGGTTAGTGCGTTGTCTAGTCGTTACAGTATCATGTACAATAAAATGTTTGTACTACATATTAAAAGCAATAACGAATACGTTATTACATATAATGTAGATCAAGGAAATGTAAATGATATCCCCGATAATACAATTCTTGTACATAGAAAAAAAGAATCAAACACATTATATACTATCAACGCATTAAACGAGTTGATTAAAAAGTTAAACGGTGGAGTTGTAGACACCCGTTTCCCAGTAAACTGGCAACATTATAAAAATTGTATTTTATTAACTCAACACAATGAGATTAAGCAATTAAATACAAAGATTTATCAAATTGTTGAACTATAATTTGGTTATATTAAAAAAGGTTATTATATTAAACGTTGTAAACAATTTAATTTTAGTTATATTATGAATCTAGACGCAATCAAGAAAAAACTTGAGTCAATGCAAAAGACCTCTAATGGTGGTTCAAGCAACAATTCAAGCAATGTGAAGCGATTTAAGCCGACCATTGGAAAACAAACAATCCGTGTTGTACCTTTTAAATACAACAAAGAATTTCCATTTACAGAAATGAAATTTTACTACGGTATCGGAAGCCGTAAAGTAATTGCTTCGCCTTTAAACTGGGGTGAAAAAGATCCAATTGCAGAATTTGCAAAACAATTACGTGGAACAAACGACAAAGAAAATTGGCGTTTAGCTAAAAAATTAGATCCGAAAACTCGTATCTATGCACCTGTAATTGTACGTGGTGAAGAAAGTGAAGGTGTTCAATTGTGGGAATTTGGTAAAGAAATTTACGAAGCATTTTTGCAAATGGCAGCTGATGAAGAAGTAGGTGATTTTACAGATATCATGTCTGGACGTGACATCAAAATGACTACAGTAGGACCTGAAGCTACAGGTACAAAGTACAATAAGACAACTATTGCTCCGTCAATGAAAACCACTCCATTATCTGATGATTCTAAACAAATCGAAAAATGGTTAGAAGAGCAAGAAAATCCAAAAGATTTGTACAAGCCACTTCCATTTGATACTATCAAACAAGCACTTCAAGAATGGTTAAATCCTGAAGATGAAGAAGAAGAAGCAACAGAGGAAGTAGTTGATGAAGTAAAAGAAGAACCAAAATCAAACTACAGTTTATCTACTAAACCAGCAGCTAAAAAGTCAAAAGAAGAACAATTTGATGATTTGTTTGGTGAAGATGATGACGATGTTCCATTTTAATTAATATAAATAAGTTATGGCTAAAGGAAGAAAATCGCTCACTGAAGCGGCGGACAAGGAACTAAAATCTGCGTTCAATTTAGATAAATTTAAGGCAAATAAGGGTTTAGCATCAAATGTTAAATTCAAAGAACAAAAGTGGATTCCATTTTCACCCGCTCTACAGGAAGCATTGTCCATTCCAGGTATTCCTATGGGACATAATTCAATGGTTCGAGGTAAAAGTAACACAGGTAAATCAACTATGACTATTGAGGTAGCAGTTAATGCTCAAAAGATGGGAATATTACCTGTGTTGATTGTTACCGAAATGAAACACGATTGGAATCACTGGAAAACAATGGGTTTTGAAATCGAAGATGTTGTTGACACTGAAACAGGTGAAATTGTTGATCAAACAGGTTTCTTTATCTATAGAGATAGAAGTTCATTGAATTCAATCGAAGATATTGCTGAATTCATTATCGACTTATTAACAGAACAGAAAAAAGGTAATTTACCATACGATCTACTATTCATTTGGGATTCAGTTGGTTCAATTCCATGTCAAATGTCTATTGAACAAGGGAAAAATAACCCAATGTGGAACGCAGGAGCCATTGCAACTCAATTCGGTAACTTTATCAATCAACAGATTGTAATGTCTCGTAAGGAAAGTTCAAAATACACGAATACCTTGTTTATTGTAAACAAAGTAGGTGTTGCTCCGGCTTTAACTCCTATGTCACAACCTAGAATGACAAACAAAGGTGGAGATACATTTTACTATGACGTTTCATTGTGTTTAACTTTCGGAAATGTTACAAATGCTGGTACTTCAAAGTTGAATGCTGTTAAAGACAAGAAAAAAGTTGAATTTGCATTGCGTACAAAAATTGCTTGTGATAAAAACCATATTAATGGGATCACTACAATGGGAACTATTGTTTCAACAGTACATGGTTTCATTAAAGATGATCCAAACGCAATTAAAAAGTACAAAGATGCTCACGTTCACGAATGGGCAGATATTTTAGGACAAGGTACTTACACAGTACAAGAAGACAATAGTGAGTGGGACGAAAAAGCACCAACACCTGATTTATTTGAAAACGAAGATTAATATGAAAAAAGACCTCTTAAACCTCTTAAACAACATTCAAGAAACCGGAGACGAAACACCCCAATCAGAGCGTTACCTGCTCATAGATGGACTTAACCTCTTCTTTAGAAATTTCAGTGCAATTAATGCAGTCAATTCCAACGGAGTCCATATTGGAGGTTTAGGAGGATTTTTTCGTTCTTTGGGGGCTTTAATCCGCACCATCCAACCAACACAAGTTTATGTAGTGTTTGATGGTGCTGGTTCCTCCAACAACAGAAAAAACATTATACCTGAATATAAGTCAAATAGGAACATAACTCGGGTAACTAAACATGAATTATTTGACAGTTTAGAAGAAGAAGACGATTCTAAAGTAGACCAAATTGTTCGAATAATCCAGTATTTAAAAACACTACCAGTTAAAACTATATCTTTACCTAGAGTAGAAGCAGATGACATTATTGCATATTTAAGTTCTGAACTACCTACCAAACCAGAAGATAGAGCATTTATAGTATCTAGTGACAAAGATTACTTACAGTTAGTAACTGAAAAAGTAATTGTGTATCGTCCAATTGAAAAAGAATACTATACAACTGACACTGTAAAAGAAAAATTTAATGTACCCCCACACAATTTCTTACTTTATAAATTGTTGATGGGTGATAATTCCGATGGAATTACAGGTATTAAGGGATTAGGACCTAAAGGTTTATTTAAAAAATTCCCTGAACTAGCTGAACGTAATCTATCATTTGATGATTTGATAGACATTGCTGAAGCTAAATTAAAAGAACATGTTGTATATGCAAGAGTATTACATGATGTTCCTTTATTAGAAGATAAACATAGAGTTATGGACTTATCTAATCCTATGATAAGCGATACAGACAAAATGTTCATAGACAAATTTGTTGAAAAAACACATTTGAACTTCTTCCCAGAAACATTCGTTGAAATGTGTAACGAAGACCAAATTGGAAATTTAATCCGAAATACAGATTTTTGGGTTCGTGATATTTTCAAAGATTTGTTGGAGAACAAATAAAAAGTTATTAAATTCAAATAAAAGTTATAAAATGACCTTACAATCAATTGATGAATACGGACCATCGTTCCAGATGAAAGTGATATCTTCTTTATTGACACATAAAGAATTTTTACAAAATATAAACGACGTACTAAGCGATGAGTATTTTAGCAATCCGGCTCATAAATGGGTTATAAATGAAATTTTAAAGTACTACGAAAAGTACCATACTACCATTTCAATGGATATTTTAAAAGTTGAAATGAAAAAGTTGGAAAATGAAGTACTTAAAGTATCTGTAAAAGAACAGTTACGAGAAGCTTATAGAGCTGACCTAGAAGATCTACAGTACGTACAAGAAGAATTTTCTACATTCTGTAAAAACCAACAATTAAAAAAAGCACTATTGAACAGTGTTGACTTACTTAAAGCTGGCGATTACGAATCAATTAAGTACATGATCGAATCAGCGATGAAAGCAGGTGCTGATAAGAATATTGGCCATGAATACAAACGCGATGTAGAATCACGTTATCGTGAAGACCATAGAAAAATAGTACCTACACCTTGGGGTGAAATTAATGAATTGGTTCAAGGTGGTTTAGGTAATGGTGATTTAGGATTGATTTTTGGTAATCCTGGAGGAGGTAAATCATGGACACTAGTTGCTTTAGGCGGTTATGCAGTAAAAATGGGATATAACGTTATCCACTATACTTTAGAATTAAGTGAAGCATATACTGGAAGACGATACGATGCTTTCTTTACTAATGTACCTGTTGACCAACTAGAAAAACATAAAGGAGATGTAGAAACATCAACAACAGACCTACCAGGTGAATTGATTATTCGTGAATTTCCAATGGGAAAAACAACAATCTCTTCAATAGAAGCACACATAAATAAAGTAAAAGATTTAGGAATTGAACCAGATCTTATCATTATAGATTACATTGATCTTCTTTCTTCAAGACGTAAAAGAGGTGACCGTAAGGAAGAGATTGATGATATTTATACAAGCACGAAGGGATTAGCTCGCGAATTAAACCTACCAATTTGGTCAGTTTCGCAAGTAAATCGCGCAGGAGCCAAAGATAATGTTATTGAAGGCGATAAAGCAGCGGGAAGTTATGATAAAATGATGATAACTGACCTTTCAATATCGTTATCAAGAAAGAAAGAAGATAAAGTTAACGGAACAGGGAGACTTCATATTATGAAAAACCGATATGGAATGGATGGGCTTACTTTTCAAGTTGATGTTAACACATCTACGGGTCATATTTCAATTGGAGAACATTATGATGAAGAAGCTGATACCCCGAAAAAAATGTCAAGTGAAGAATATGAAGATCTTGATAGAAGAATGCTAGCAAACAAATTTTTTGAATTAAATACATGATAACTGAACCACGCAATTTTTATAAACCGTTTGAATACCAAACAGCATTTGATTTCTATAAAGATCAACATAGAGCACATTGGCTAGCAGATGAAGTACCATTATCTTCAGATTTAAATGACTGGAAACTTAAATTAAACGAATCTGAAAAAAACCTAATTGGAAACATTTTAAAGTCGTTTGCTCAAACAGAAGTACACGTAAACGATTATTGGTCAACAAAAGTATCTTTATGGTTTCCAAAACCTGAAGTACAAGCGATGGCTCGTGTGTTTGCTGATTTTGAAAGTATACATGCTGAAGCATATGCTCGTTTAAATGAAGAACTTGGTTTAGATGATTTTCAAGCATTCTTAGAAGACGAAGAAGCTAAAGCAAAAATTGATCGTTTAGTTGAAACACCTGGAGAAACATTACATGAAAAGGCACTTTCATTAGCTATATTTTCTGCATTTACTGAAGGTGTGAATTTATTTTCTTCATTTGCTATTTTGATGTCGTTTCAACTTCGCAATTTGATGAAAGGAACAGGTCAAATTGTTGAATGGAGTGTTAGAGATGAATCTTTACATTCGAAAGCAGGATGTTGGCTATTTAGAACCCTAATATCTGAAAACTCAGAACTAGACAATTCTGAAATGATGAAAGGGATTTATGGAGCATGTGAAACTTCAGTTAACCTAGAATTCAACTTTATTGACAAAGCATTTGAAATGGGTGATATTGAAGGTTTATCAAAAGAACAATTAAAAAACTTTATTAAAGCACGCGCAAACGAAAAATTAAACGAACTAGGATATAGTCCACTTTACAATGATGTAGAACCAAACATGTTAAGAGAAATGGAATGGTTCAATCATTTAACAAGTGGTAAAACACACCAAGATTTCTTTGCAAACCGAGTAACAGATTATTCAAAATCAACCGCTGATTGGAGCGATTTATAAGACATACTATGATAAAATTAATTGATTTATTAAACGAAGGAAAACAGGTAGGTATATTGTATCATTATACTGAAAATTGGTTATTAAAACAGATAATAGAAACTGATACTCTATTAGCACCTGTTAGTTTTACTAGACGTCAAAGTAATTGGGTAAGGGATTTCACTAATGGGGAATCTATAATAGTTGTTGATGGTGATAAATTATCTAACAATTATAAAATTCGACCATACCAAGATATTAACCCTTTTTTAGATGATATAGATGATGAATCACCATCTTTTGAAGGAGGGAAAAATGAAGAGTATGAGGAACGTGTAGATAGAAACATTACTGATTTAAATAAATATATCCTTAAAATTATATTTTTAGTACCTGATTCTGAGATAGAATCCTTATTAAAAGAAAAGAATATACCTTACGAGATAATTAAATAAAAATGAGCATACAAGTAGATACAACAAACTGGATTAAGGGTAAAAATTACCCTACGTGGATGAATGAGATTTCATTATCAATGATTTCAAAAGGGTATTTGTTACCCGATGAAGATGTTTTTGATGCATTTAAAAGAGTATCTAAAGCAGCTGCTCGTCGACTAAAACGTAAAGATTTACAACCATTCTTTTATGAAGCAATGGTAAAGAATTGGTTATGTTTAGCTTCACCTGTTTTATCAAACCTAGGAACAGAACGTGGAATGCCCATTTCATGTTTTGGAATTGATACAGATGATTCAATTGAAGGAATTGCATTAGCTAATTCAGAACTAATGCGTTTATCATCTCAAGGTGGAGGTGTAGGTATTGGTGTATCTCGAATTAGAGGACGCGGTAAATCTATTTCAGGAAATGGTGTATCTGAGGGCGTAGTTCCTTGGGTCAAAATTTATGATTCAACTATCCTAGCAACTAATCAAGGCTCAGTTAGGCGTGGGGCTGCTTCAGTTAATTTAAACATCAATCACCCTGACATTGAAGAGTTCTTAATGATTCGTCGCCCAAAAGGAGATGTTAATCGCCAATGTTTAAACATGCATCAATGTGTAGTAATTGATGATGAGTTTATGAACCGAGTTGAAGAACGTGACCCTAAAGCACTTAAATTATGGGGTGAAATTTTAAAAACACGTTTAGAAACAGGTGAACCTTATATCATGTTTGAGGATAATGTAAACAATGCAAATCCTGAAGCATATAAAAAGAACAATTTACATGTTTCGATGACAAACATTTGTTCTGAAATTTCATTATACACAGATGAGTTACATTCATTTATTTGTTGTTTATCTTCCCTTAATTTAGCAAGATGGGATGAATGGAAAGAACATACATTTGAAAATGGTATGACTTTACCAGAACTAACTTGTTGGTTTTTAGAAGGTGTACTACAAGAATTTATTGACCGCTCAAAAAACATCCGTTTCATGGAAAACACATACCGCTCAGCATCTAAAGGTAGAGCAATTGGTATTGGTGTTTTAGGATGGCATACATTTTTACAAGAAAAAGGAATACCATTTGCAGGATTGCAAGCAAACTCATACACACGAGTTATGTTTGACTTTATTGAAAAAGAAGCATTAAAGGCTTCCCGCGCTCAAGCTGAATTATATGGAGAACCTGAATGGTGTAAAGGTACAGGTTTAAGACATACACATCATTTAGCAATTGCCCCAACAGTTTCTAATGCCCATATTTCAGGAGGTGTTTCACCTTCAATTGAACCAATCCCAGCAAACGTATTCAATTTAAAAACAGCTAAAGGTACATTTATCAAACGTAATCCAACTTTAGAAAAATTACTTGAGAAAAAAGGATACAATATTGATAGTGTTTGGGATCAAATAGCTAAAGATAAAGGATCTGTAGTAAATTTACCTGACTATATTTTAACAGATGAAGAAAAAGAAATTTTCTTAACGTTCAAAGAAATTAACCCATATGAAATTGTTCGCCAAAATGGTATTCGTCAAAAATATGTTGACCAAGCAATCTCATTAAACTTAACTTTTGATCCATCTGATTCACCAAAATATATTAGTGATGTGCATAAACTAGCA